GTACACATTGCGAATAATGTGTGTGTAACTGCGACTGTGGATGGTTTCGTTAAATGCCCAAGTTTCAATGAATGTTTCAAGCTCAGGAAGTGTAACAATAGGAAGTAGTGCTAGGTTAGGTGAACGGCCTTGCACACTGTCTAATAGGATCTGACGCTTTAGGTTTGATGTAAAAATATGCTTTTCGTGGTCTGTTAGTTCTTTAAAGTCTTTGGCATCACGCAAGATATCTACTTCTTCTGGTCTCCAGAAAAAGCCAAGTTGTTTGTCAGTTAGTTTTTCAAACTGTTGATATTTCACAACATCGTAACGTTGAATGCCATTGCCACCATTTTTGTCTAGAAATGCTAAAGACTTGGTGTGGTCAATTTTTTTAGAGCTAAAGACTGTCATTTTTATTTCCTTAAATTACGCAACTATCGCAGTCTTCCTGGTCCACGGCAGTTAATTCTTGTTCTTGCACATTAGGTTGTTGTACCTGTGTGGTGAGTTTGTCTATATCAACTTCACCTTGTCCATCATAGGTGTTGAAATAGTACAACTGTTTAATTCCATATTTATAGCAGAGTAGAAGATGCTGTAGCATTGTACTCATTGGGATCTTTTCATCTTCAAAAAACTGAGGATTGTAACTGGTATTAACACTCATGCCTTGGTCAATATATTTCTGCAATACTGCACATAGCTTGAGATATCCTTCTGGGCTCTTTTGGTCCCACAGTAGTTCATATTTGTTTTTAAGTCTCCAGTAACCTGGAACAACCTGTCGTAGTGCGCCATGCTTGCTTTGCTTAACGCTTACTAGAGCACGTGGTGGCTCAATGCCGTTGGTAGCATTTGAAATCTGTGCTGAAGTTTCAGCAGGCATGATCGCCATTAGCGTAGCATTACGCTGTCCGTGTTCACGAATCTGCTCACGTAGTTCTGCCCAAGGCATACGCTCTTGTGGTGCTATTAGCTCATCAACTTCTCGCTTGTATGTGTCAATTGGTAGTTTACCTTCAGCACTCTTTAGATCCTTCCAACGGAGACAGGCTCCTTGTTCTTGTGCAAGATCCGCAGATGCTTTAAGCAAGTAGTAACTCCATGCTTCAGCATATTCATCAACAACGGCGATAGCACTTGGATCGCTATAAGAAAGACCTTGACGTGCTAGGAAGTATGCAAAGTTAATAATGCCTACGCCCAGTGGGCGGAACTCCTGTGTAGCAAGCTCTGCCGCACGTACTGGATAATTCTGGTAACTTAGCAGTGCATCAAGTCCACGAACTGCTAGTGTACACATCTTTTCAAAATCTTTAGGTGATTTAACATTGCCCCAGTTAATTGCGCTTAGTGTGCAAAGTGCAATACGTCCATCTTCATCCTTAACATCATTAAGAGGTACTGTGGGTAAGTCAATCTCACAACATAGGTTACTCATATGAATTGGAGCAACTCGCTCATCAAATGGACTGTGCGTGTTAGCATGATCCACATTCATTAGATAAATGCGTCCTGTGTTTTTACGCTCTTCCATAAACGCACCAAACAGTTCACTGGCACGAATTGTTTTCTTGCGTAAACGTGTGTTACGTTCTGCTGTTTCGTAGAGTTCTTTAAAACGCTCTTGGTTAGCATAGAACGCCTCAAACATTTCCGGCACGTCGTGGGGCGAAAACAAGGTGATATTGCCACCAGAGATTAATCTTTCGTACATTAATTTGTTGAATTGAACACCGTAATCAATATGACGTACTCTATTATCCTCTGTGCCTTTATTATTCTTTAGTACAAGAAGGTCTTCTACTTCAAAGTGCCAAATTGGATAGTATAGTGTTGCGGCACCATTGCGTACACCGCCTTGTGAGCATGAACGTGTAGCCGATTGGAACATTTTGTAAAATGGAATAACACCTGTGTGGTATGCATCACCGTTGCGAATAGGCGAGCCCAACGCACGAATACGTCCTGCGCCTATACCAATACCTGCCTTTTGACTAACGTATTTTACAATACTTGAAGTTGTAGCATTGATTGAATCTAAGCTGTCATCTGTTTCAATTAAAACGCAACTACTAAACTGCTTTTGTGGTGTACGTACACCTGCCATTACAGGAGTAGGCAGGCTCACGTCAAAGTTGCTGACTGAGTCGTAATAGTCTTTGACCCACTGCATGCGTGTTTCTCTAGGATAGTCACCAAATAGTGTAGCCGCAATCATCATATAAGATACCTGTGGGGTTTCATATATGTCACCAGTTACACGATTCTGTACTAGGTATTTGCCGCGCCATTGTTCCATAGCAACATAGGTAAAGTTTTCGTCCTTGCTATGATCAATGTATGCATCCATCTCTGCGAATTCAGCTTCGCTATACTTGTCTAGTAGTTCTTGTGTATAGTAACCAATGTCTACGTTACGCTTAACTAGTTTGTATAGAGGCCAAGGCGCAAAGTCACCATATACCTGTTTGTGGATATGATATGAAAGTAGTCGTCCAGCTACCCATTGGTAGTTGGGAGTTTCTTCAGTAATAAGATCCGCGGCACTTTTGATTAATGTTTCTTGAATTTCTGTACTGGTAATACCATTAAAAAATGAAATATGGCTTTTGATTTCAACTTGGCTAGCACTAACTCCGTTAATGCCTTCACATGCCCAAAATACGACCTTGTGTAGTTTTTCAAGATCTAACGGTTCGCGGCGTCCATCACGTTTGGTAACTTGAATATTTGCAGTGTTCATCGAGGCTCCTCTAAGTGTAGGTGTGTAGTTTTAAATCCGCCGCCGTATAGCTATGCTTCATTCTAAACTTTACTTTTATGTATTGTCTATTTAAGACTTCACCAGAATTCATATTAAGAACATATTTGTCATTCACAATTGAGATACATATAGTCGATCCGGTTACGTCTTCTTCTAGTATTTGTAGCTTAACATCAGGACAGTGTTTTGTCAAGTAAATTGTGCTACAAATACCATATGCTACCGCTGTTTGGCAATAGTAGTTTTCTGCTAACAGATCCCAAGGTGTAGGCCATTTACTTGGATTTTCTTCATCCAAATAAAAAGGCGTCCAGGGACATGAACACCAAAAGTCTGCTGTTTCTTGTAGTGCTGATTCTAAATCTAACTGATCACACTTTTCTCTAAGTTCTTTCCAAAGTGTCAAGCGTGTACTAGGATTGAATTTCCATACCATTAATTGATCCAGTTACCACCTTAGTTGTGGTATTCAACTGAGTAAGTAAATGTAATATCACCTGCGGCATTAGTAGCATCAATTTGAATAACTCCTGTACTCGAATCTGCTTCTAATCCAACATTTAATGTATTTGTTTCTATGTAATTGTCTTGCCAATAGTAATTTGATCCTGTACCAACTCCTGTAAATGCTCCTTTGCGTCTACTGTTTCCAATAGTCATTACATAATTTACAGTAAGGTTTTCGTAATCGTTGAGATAATCTATTTCAGCAAGAACACCATTTGTACCTGCTGTAACTACTACGGTCTTACCAATACTAGAATTAATTTTTCCTCTTACGTCAACATAACTGGTGTCTACGTTTGTTTCACTAGCAATACTTTCTGACACACAATCAATAAAACTGTAATTGGTAGTAGTAGCACTAAAAACTCGTGAACTGTAAAGATTACTAAACTTAGATCTGTGTGCAACAATATCTGACACCACACCAGCTGTTTCAATTCCGTACCCGTGGTTTTCAAAAATACAATCAATTAACTTAATTTCTTTTGCTAAGTGACTTGAGTTTAATGTATTGTTTTCAATATAAATTGCACTATGAGTAGCACCTGGATTAACTACACTTGCGGCAGGACCAGAAAACTTAACATTATTAAAGAAGAATTTACGACCGCCTGCGGCTCTTACACAAGGATTAATACCAGCACTGGCATTTTGGATATGAATATGTTCAAATGTATAATCTTTAGTTTGAGTTTGAATTAGCCCAACAGCATTACCAAAGCTAGTTGATACATTGTCGTTGCTATCAGCAATTTCAAAGATTGAAAGTAAACTTGTTGTTGATTCGTTATAAATTTGTACAGTTTCTGCGCTATCACCAACTAAGTGTGTGAACGGAGGAACTTTAATAACATCACTTACCAAATACTTTCCGCTTGGAAAGTAAACTGTACGTCTTGTGCTACTGCCAGCATTAACACTGGTATATCCAAATGTGTTATGCAATGCTCTTGTGATTGCGCCAGTGTCGTCTGTAATACCATCACCTTTAGCACCAAAGTCACGCACATTTACAAAGTCATCTAGCTTTTCTTGTAGGCTACGAGTAAACTGTGTATTGTTTGGACCAGTGGCAGCAATAAAACCAGCTGGTTGACCCTTAAAACTAAAAACATTAATAAGAGCTAATATATCACTGTGTTCAGTAATAATTTCAGTGCGTCCTGTTACGGGAGCCCCTTCATCTGTGGTACCATTACCAATAAACAGTCTGCGTTGATCTAGGCTCCAGCCCATTTCTGCACTGGCTAGAGAAGGTAAATTGTCATGTAATCCACGTCTTACTTGAATACGTGATATCTGTATAACGGCCATTGTAATTCCTCAACGATTCATATTATAAACTATTTACCTTAGTTCATAATTCGTTGTTAGCCATTTTTGTATAGTATTGCTCACAACGTTTCCACCATTGGTTTTTCCAATGCTCAAACCGCTCGCCTTCTACAACAAACTCCTGATATTCAGGATCTTCTAGTATTGCGCCAGACTCGTTTAGCTTAGGTTTAACACACATTAGAATAACACCTTTGTTAATATCTGTGCCATATACTTCGTTGTGTGCGAGCGCATATGCGGCTAGCTGTAGATAGTAGTCTTCAACCCATTCTTCTTTCTTGGGTTTATTGGTCTGCTTAAAATCCATGATAGCTGGCATATCGTCGTGTACACCTACTAAATCTGTTGTTCCTGCATATACACCAGGAAAATACAAAGGAACCTCACTGCCCCAAAATTCACTAGCATTGCACAAGCCTTGTTCAATAACAACACTGGCCATTGCATGACTGGGCCATGCAAAAGGATTGCTTGGCCTTGGTTTGAGCTTGCCAGTTTCTACATAACCTTCAAGATAGGTATGCATACGTGTACCTCTATTGGCCGCTTCGGTGGTAATCTGCTGGGCACGTTCTGTCCCAACCCGTTTCTTCCACTCAGCGAGAGCACGTTTTTTCTCAGCGGGTTTTGTTATATCTAGTATTGTGGTAACACTAGGAACACGGCTTCCATCGGGTAAACAATAATGACGCTTGCCATTTATGTTTGTTCTACTACATTCAGTATAATCAAATTTTTGGGTTATCAAGGTTAAAACTTTCTCCACAACCGCAACGCCCAACCTCTAGTGGATTAATGACATCAAATCGTGCAGAGAAACCATCATCACTTTTTATATAGTCTAATTCACAACCATGTAAAAAAGGTTCGCTTCCTGGCACAACACGAACTTTTACCTCACGGTGTTCGTAATAGGCTTCGTCATCATCAATCTGCACCCAAGGTTTGATATCATATGTATATCCATTGCAACCACTAGGTTTAACAGCGATACTCACACCTGTTAGTGTAAAATCACGTTCTAGTATTTTCTTAATTTGGTCGGCTGCTTTTTGCGTTACAGTAAACATGTTAGTATTATACCTTCTTTTGTTGCATAAGTCAAGTAAAAAGAAAAGGCTGTACAGTTAAACTGTACAGCCCTTCTAAGTTATATACTAAAGAATATTAGCCATCGCCTTCAGTATCGTCAGCACCTGTTAGTACGTCATCTGCTGTACCAGGAGTTGCGTCAGCACCTGCACCAATGCCTGTACCAGCTTCTTCAACTGCTACTGTAGCGCCTGCGCCTGTGAAGTCCCATTTAACAACGTTACCGTTGTCTAGTGTAACTTTACGACCTGAAATCTTAACAACTTGACGAGCAACACCGTTGTCGTCAACAGTAATACTCATTTGTCCTGATGTTAAGGCTGCGGATGCGGCGTCAACTAGGTAACAAGTACCTGTGTCTGTGCCACCAGCATTGGAAACTTTAAAACGCTTTGAACCAGTCTGCTTTACAATGTAGCCTGGTGTAGAGCCGTTTCCGGCATTGAACTGAACTTTAATTTCATTGCCACCTGCGGTAGGTACGCCGAAATATCTTTTGTTAATAGGTCTTCCCATTTGTTTTCTCCTTTGTTAGAAGTCCGATGTGGGTTCTAGCCACTACGGGGATGGATGCCCCATAAAACTCTTTAGTCTTCTCGTTTCCAAAGAGTCCATGCGCCATAAGCAATAGCCGCGTATGCCGCCCACTTAGCAAGTGGTCCAAGTAGTAGAACTACTAGTCCGACTGCAATAAGTGCGGCGCCGTCCCAGCTTGTTCGTTCTATAATTCTGTCTTTAATCCAATTAATCATTTTTTAATGCCCTGTCTGCCATCTGTGAAACAACTTTATCTGGATTGTCTTGTTTTGTGCCATAAGCAATAGCTGGTTCTTCTTCAACGTCATCGTCACTAAAGGTCTTTAAGAAAACATACTTAACGCCCTGTTCGTCATCTTTGATGTCTTTGATTAAACTTTTAACTGCCTCGTTTTGTTTAAATGCATTTGTTAAACTGTCTAGATTGAATAAATCTGCGCCTGTATTTTTTACCATCCCAATTAAACTGTCAACACGCACCTTGGGAGTAAGGTGCATATCTTTGCTTTTATTACGAAGAAACTGAAGTGCGGTAATCAAGTTATCATCGCCGCGATCGTCTGTGTCATCTTCAATAATATCAGCGTCAAGAGCTCTTACATTAAACTCGTGCAGTCTCATGTATTATACTCTTTCTTCTCTACCAGCGTCATCATCGCCGCCAGCTGCCGCATCTGTTGCCGCAAACTCATCACCTGCAGGAGCCTCATCGTCAGCTGGTGCTTCAGCATCAGCAGGAGCTTCTGCATCCATTGGAGCTTCTGCATCATCTGCTGGCATATCCATTGGCTGATCAACTTGTTCGCCTGCTAGTGTTCTTGCCGCCGCATCTACTGTTTCTCTTCCGGTACGTAAACCATCTTCCAACTGAGTTAGTACTGGTTCTACCGCAGTCTTAAATGCGTCTGCTTGTTCTGAGCTAATCTGATCACGAATGGCATCTAGTAGTGCTGGCATCTGCTCATTCTGCATCTTGCCGATCTTTTCCATCATGTCTTGGATACTGTCAACAATATCACGACTTGCTAGAATAGCTTCACTCTTAGCTGTTTCGCTTTCAACAATTGGTGCTGGTTCTAATTTTTCTTCAACACCGTTGTTCTCTCCAAGCCATGCTTCTAAGCCTTCCTTAACCATATAAAATTCCATGTACTTTGGATTCTTTTGTGATTGGTGTACATTATGGCTTTTAGAAAACTGTGATAGACTAGAAGAGATAGCTTCGACCAAACTAGTTGCTTTTTCAACTGTTAGTGTTTTATAATCGATAGCAAGTCCAAAACGACTTTCAACTACCTTATTAAGTCTTTTGCTGTTGGCCTTAAGGCCGATCTCTGAAATTTTCATGGTTAATTCTCTTCCCAAAGTTTTATGTATTTAGCAGAGATAATTGTTTTTTTAAGGTTATTTTGAGCTGCCGCTAAGTGATATGCGGAATCTTCAAGTCTGTTATAAAGAGCATCTCTGCGAAACTCATCCTTACTTTGTTTGATATTATGTTTGTAATACATAATATCTGTTGTATACTTATCCACCAAACGGTTGTGCTCTCTGAAGTCTTTAGCTAGCTGATCTTGACCACGATGTAATAGTGTTGAGTATATTACTGCTTGAGCTTTAGTTGAAAATCGTTCTGTAACTCTTGGAGCAGTAACTTCCCAATAATTGTTATAACCAGTAATAGTAAACTTACCAATTTTATATCCTTTCTTTGTTGGAAAGATATAAACATTGTCATCCTGGCTGGTTAATAAACGTGCAGTTTCACGTTTTTGCCAGCGAGCTACCTTAATTGCAGTAAGTTCTGCAATAGTATCAAGTGTAGCTATCTGTAAGGATTTACGATCTACCGCCTTTTTTACAGTATTCAATGACGCCATTGTTTTTCCGCCTTGTTAAAATGTCTTTAACGACTAGTTGATTAGCGAGTACAACTTCTCGCTCACTCAATTCCTTCTTTGTAACAATTGGTTTGTTAGAAAACTGTGACAGCACGTCTGCTTCTTCGTTAGTTAGAGCAACAGATATATGATTTATTAATTCTACGATTTTCATGTTAGCTCGTCATTATTAAATTAACGATAAGTCCTATAACGGCTGTAATTAATACTGTGATAAGGGCTGTACCTATTTTAATTAGGTTATTGCTGGCACCAAGTGCCGACCCATGAATGGCTTTTTTAATTTCTTCAACACTGGTATCGATTTTTTCAACTCGGCGATCAAGGTTGTCTAGTTTTGCCTCTAGGGCATCATATCGTTCAGCGCAGAGTTCGACATGCGCTTCTAAACTTTTCTTTTCAATACTTGCAGTCGCCACAGCAATTCTCCATATAAATGATTGGCTTTTTATAATTTATAATTGTGTGCCTTAAAAGAATTGCCTAAACTGTGCCTAGTGTTGCAGTAGTTATTTATATAATAGCATAAAAGTCTAAAAACTATCTGTTTTTGATCACATTAGAACCAAGCACTTGGTGTACCCTTAATGCTTATATGTAAATTCTTACATGGTCCAGTAGTGAAAAAACAAGGTAATAAAAATCTTGCTGTTTCTTCTAACCCATTTATAATAGGTACTTCGTTTAAATCTTCAAGTAATAAACCGTACTGGTGTTTGTTATTACCGAACACTCCTTTGTGTTCGTTGGCAAATTCAATTTGCCAAACTTTTTGCTCTGTTTGATACATTTCACCAAAGTAATCAAACGTTCCGTGAATAATCACTGGATTAGTTATGTTCATTGGCTGTGTGCGTAAACCCAAACTTTGAATCAGTGTCTGATAATTACGCTGTTGATCTCTCAGAAGACTGTCCTTGTCACTGCGATTGACATCAGTCTTTGTTATATCCACTAACGTGTGTATTTGATAGTGTTCCATATAGATACTTATGCCACAAAAAAAGGGCTACCAAAGTAGCCCTTTTCTGAACTGTTAAACAGTAACGCTATTAGTTAGCGGCTGTGAAAGTTACAACTAGTGTACCACCAGTAATGCTTGGTGTACCTGTACCCTGTAGTGCGATGTGATCGCCGTTACCTGTACCTTCAACTGCGGCAACTGTGAAGCCTTCGTTTTGTGCTTCTGCACATGCGGCGGCAACTGTTGCTGTTGCTGTGTTGATTGATACGATGTGGGTTGTTGAACCTAGGCCATTGCCTGCGGTTACTGTTGCTGATGTTGCTACTGTAGCCATTTTTATTTCTCCTAATTTTATGAACTTCTCTCGTGAAGTTATATACTTTTATTTATCAATATTAGGTAAAAAGTATAAGTTGCTTCGTGAAGCTCTACAATGTTATTTATTATTTGTTAAAATGAGCGCCGCCAAATCCGGCTCTATTAACGATTTTTACTAGTCCTGCAGGACTATTAAACACAAATCCCTCGCCTTCGCGTTTTCCACCTGTCCATTGTTCAAAGCCTGTTACTTGCTTTTCCAACTGTGCGGCTAGGTTAATTTTTAGATTGTTAACGCTGTTCCATACATTGTATAGTGCGTTTAAGCCATCTGCGTTTTGAAATAGGTATCCGTTTTCAGGATCCAGCATTGCTATTTGCTGTTTGCCACTGAGTTTAGTAGCAAGCCAATCCTGTATTTTGTCGTTGGTTTGTCCGGTGATCTGTTTGTTCATATATGTTTGTATTGCGGCACGTACTACTTTGGGCATACCATCTAAAAACTCTTGTGCTTTGGCGCCGTCGCCGCTTATAGCTTTTTTAGCTTGTGCTAATAAACGAACTGGATTCTTAAGACTAAAGTTTACACCAGCTTTAGGAGTTAGTATTAGTACATTTCCTTCACCTGATAATCCCGACTTTCCGTCCCAAGGACTACCATCATGCATATGCACAACAATACCGCCAACTTTACCTGCAATCTTTTTTCCTAAATCGCTTGTAGCTGGAATACGATATTCTACTGTAGTTGGGCGTACTACGTATTGATTGTCACTGTTGGGTTGCAGTTCTCCAACCCACATTAGATCACCTTTAAATAATCCATCAGTACTTCCAACAGCATCTTTTAATCCTTGCCAGATTGTTTCAATCTGCGAATACAAGTTGCCGCGGTCAGCGCCACGATTTTCGTCGTACTGTTTCCATTCTGCTGGACTCTTAGGATAAACACCTTTGTTTGGCATGTATTTGTCTGTTACAACAAACTCTCCGTTGAGGTTACCAAAATGTAGTGCAATTCCACCGTCCCATTTAATACTAACGCTACCTGGATCGTCAATTACATATTCAAGTGCATCCAACAACTTTCTTGCTGAATCAACACCTTGGAAGATTGCATCTTCAGGGTGCTGAATACGTGGACCTTCTTCGGTTATAGAATTAATAAACTCTAATATGAGCATTACATAAATTTCCTAAACCATGAGGCTGTACCAACTGGAGCATGATCGCCTGCACTTTCAGGAAGTGTTAGATTATCTCGTGCAAAACCTTCACGTGCATCAGCAACTAACTGTTGATAATCTGGCCGACTCTTGATAGCGTCAATAATTTCTTCAACGCTGTTTAGTTTGTTAGCAGGAATACCAAGTATTTTTCCAACTCCTGCAGATGTTTTTCCGCCGTCTAACGGTGAGTTGTCTTCTCTGTTTACTAATCCGTTTTTATAACTCCATTTGTAGCCCATTGCTTTTGCAATACTAGCCAACAATAGATGTCTATGCATGCCTTTATAGTCGCTGCCTTCGTTTCCACCTTGCATGCTAAAATGTTGCCATTTAGGATCGCCAAACATAAAGTCTGTTTGTACATAACCGTTTGCAGGATCTCCATTGATAGGAGTTTTGTGATGTACGTTGTCACCACTTTTCTTGATATCTGCTTTATCAACACCTTTTTTTAGTAGTACTTGAACTAGTGTATCTTTATCAATTTTGCTAGCATCTACTGCTAAATCAAGATCACCTGAAGTTTCTTTACGACCAGTTGTGCCTAGCATATTGTCTACTAGACTTAGGCCAGTTAATTGTTCAAGCCACTTAACTGTAGGTTCAACATCGGCTCGATTGATACGCTGAGTTAGCGGATTTTTATCTGCATCTTTAAAAACATGTCCGCCTTCGTTTAGTTTCATGCTGTGGCTCCTGCTAGTTCTTTACTACGTGCTTGAATTGCGGCAATAACACTATCATAATGTTCTTTTGGTAGTGTTTTTATGTAATCAGCTAACTTCTTAGTGTCTACATTTGGTTTTTCTACAGGTGGAGGCGCTTCGATACCAGTATCAGTAAATGCTTTTGTTGCTACTTCATCTGCAACTCCTGCATCATTTAGTATTTTCATAATAGCCGCACTGTCTGTTGGTTTGCCTGCTTTTTCCCATGCTTTGTTTAGTTTGCTAGTAGTAACACGAGTTGTCATGTTCTTGCCAACTTCTTGTGCTTTAGCTACTCCAGCTTTGGCAATTGATGCGGCCTTGTTTTTAATATCAGCAAAACTTAGTTCGTCTAAACGACTTTCTGTTAAGTAACTAACACCAACAAATACCTGACGAATCTGCGCCTCAGTCATTTCAACACTTTCAGTCTGACTTTTTACTGCTACACCTTCTACATCATATTCTTCTGCGGCTTTTTTTACTGCTTCTTCATCGCCTTGGGTTGCTGGTGAACCCGGGCCTGTTCCTGCGTCTTTGTCTTTTGATACTGCTCCTGTGACTGCACCTTGCACACTAGCAGATGTTACTTCAGTCCATTGTTCAATACTATCAAGTAATCCGGTTGTGCCAGTTTCGAGATATTCTTCAATTCCTGGATTGTTTGCAATATTTTCTTCAGTGTATGCTTTGGTTAAATCACCAAGTTTTCCAATAAGACCTCGGATATCTGACAGAGCCTCCTTTGAAGAAACTGTTGAATCTCCAATGCTATCTGACGCTATACTTTTAATTTGTTGAAAGTAGTCTGTGATCTCAGTTTGTTGATCTGGTGTTAAAACACCACTAAGTTTACTTGTGTCAAAAACCCAATCTCTATATACACTACCGCCGCCGACGTCGGCTGATCCATAGTGACTATAAACTAGGCGGCCACCCTCGTTGAATTTACCAATATCACCATACTTAACATCTTCAACAAAGTCGCCAAATATGTCGCCAATTGCTTCAAACGCTTTACCAGCCAAGAAGCCCATTGCTGCCGCCTTAAGACCTTTACCGATGGCTGTAGAAAGTTTTTCACCTTTAATTAGTTCCATACTACCTTTTAGTACTTGACCAGCAATAGCACCGCCAACTGGACCTCCTGCGATAGAAGCAACTGCTGTTAAAATACCAATAGCAAATGCTGTTTTACCTGGATTTTCTTTTGCATAATTGCCTAGTGCTTCAACTGATTTTAGTACTTGTTGTCCTGCACTACTATTTCCTAATTTAGACTTTAACGCTTGCTTACCTTGCTCAAACTTGTTATCAAATGCTTGTACAGGTGCAGTATCTTGTAACCAAACTGCCGCATCTTTTAGCATCTTAGCACTAGCATCTACAACATCTTTACCTTTGCCAAGTGCTGTTCTATTAGAACCACTTGCTGTAGCGGCTTTTTCTGCATTGCCAAACAGTTGTGCAATTTGATCAGCAGTTAGTTCTGCTTCTAATAAAACGCTTTGTTTAATTAAAGGCAATGCAGAATTATAAACTCCTTCTACAATACGACGTTGTTCAGAGTCTAAACCTTCGCAAACTTTACTAAGCAATTTGCTATTATCTATAAACCGTTTTTCAAGCAGTTTACGTTGTTCGAGTGTTTTAAATTCGTTAACTTTCATATTACGCGGCCTTCTCTATTTTTAGTAGTTCTTCCAAAGCACTAAGTGATGCACTGTTTGCAGTTTTAATACTGTTCATTGCACCATCAAGACGCTTAGGATCAAACTCTTGTTGTGCTTGATCGCCTTGTTGTGCTTGATCGCCTTGTTGTGCTTGAGCGCCACCTTCTGGTTGTTTCAATTTATCTTTCTTAATAGTAAATTGATTACCTGTGTTGGTTTTAACAACCGCAGACTCTGGATCATTTGGAGCATCGCTAACCACGGTAGCAGAAGTATCATTTCCTGCTTTTGATGTAAACGTAACTGCATCACCTGCTTTAACAGCAACAGCGGCACCTGCGGCACCTGCGGCACCTGCGTCTGCATCACCTGTAGACTTCATTGGTTCACCGGTTTTATCGTCTTTGCCGTCTTTGTTGGCATCAACTTGTGCTTGATCACCTTGTTGTCCGTCTTTTGAAGGTTCAACTTTTTTACCGTCAGCATCGATGGTTGCTGTACCTGCATCTGGATCTCCTGCTATTGGAGACATTGCTTTGCCATTTTTAACAGCGTCTAGATATAATTTAAATGCTAGATCGTTTTTGATCTGTCCAGTCTGCCATTTACCAGATCCTGTATTAAGTGTCCATTGGCCACCTTCCCAACGATACATAACTTCCTTGCCGCCTTTACCGCCAGGACCTTTGGCTTGATAGACTGTAAACATTGTACCTTTGGGGATTTTCTTTGGATCAGTTTGTGTAGTTTGCTTCATGCCCTGTGGGATTTCAGTGGCCTGTTGCTGTCCTTGTTGTTGTTGCTGTCCTTGTTGCTGAGGTTGTTCTCTTTGTCCAAACTCACCGTGTGCAAGTTCATTTGAAATTATTTGCTGAATATATGCTTCAGCTTTCTTAGGATTTTGTCCTGCACCTTTGGGTGGACTTGGGCGTTCGTCTTCTGGTGTATGCTTCCAGTATTGTGCGATAAACTTGTATAATTCACGATCTGTTTGGAAATCTGGATTTGCAGATGTTTTTTGGTTCCAACGAGCAACAACGTCTCGAGATATTCTAGATACCTGTGTTTGTGTTTTTGCACCTTGAACACTTTGTCTAGCACTAGCACCAACACCTTTGCCGGTTAATGCACCTTTGATGCCACCTTTTACAGCATTAAATGCATTTCTAGCCGCTTGTGGTACAAGTCCTTTTGCAGTAGCGGCGGCTTGGCTTTCTAATTCATCTAACTGATTATATCTTTGTCTTAGAGCATCTTGTGCTTCTTTAATATCATCGCCAATTTTCTCGTCTGGTTTAAATACATCTTTAATCTTCATCTCTGGCTCTCCGAATTCTTCATCGGTTTTTTGTTTGTTTTTAGCTAACTGAACCAGTGGCTTTACATTAACTTTGCCGTCTTTGCCAGCCGCTTTTCTAATACGAGCTTTGTCATCATCGCCGATTTTCTCGTCTAGTTTGAATACATCTTTAATCTTCATCTCTGGCTCTCCGAATACCTCGTTTAAATTTAGAGTCATCTTGAGAACGAATACTGTTTAGCAAACGGCGTTCTAAATCTAAGGCAGTTTGATCATCGTAGGATTCGCGAATAGTATTAATTAGGTTAATTGCACCCTGAATTACATGCAAAGCACGTGATTCAATTAAATTACCGCGTTTTACAGAACTTTTAGTAATTGATATTTCTGAAAGTTCATCTAATAAGCTACGAGTACGTTTTTGCAAGGAATGACCTCTTTTGTTAATAGTTGTATTTATTATCGTTCGTTATTACACCGACCACAAATTTCGTCACATATCAGCAATCTACCATACTTATAGTTTGTTTCTTTCCACTTATTAGGACTTTAGACCGGCCAGCATGTTCTTTAGTTTACTACTATCCACCTGCCCGCCTACCTTAGCGTTGTCCTCTACTTTAGTTGTTGACGAGCTTGTTTTAATTTTGTCAAGTAATCCAGTGCTAACACCTTCTACTGGACCACGTTCTTGTCCTTCTTCACCAGGATCAGTAATACGCAAACTTTCTAAGTTAAACTCCAAGTCTACTTTTTGTCCAACACCACTTGAACTACGTGTTTTCATTAGCTGTATTTGGTAACGTCCACGCTCACGCATTGCACGACTTGTAAAGATACCAAACACATTATCTGCTGTATTAATCTTACTCAATCCACCTGCAATATGCGAATGATCAAATTCAATCTCTTCAACTGCACTACGATTCAACTGCGATGCTGTAATCATTAACACGTTAAATTCTTTTGCTAGGTTGCGTAGTTCTTCCGACACATACTTGTCTTTAACAAACAAATCATTAGGAGATACTTTAGCACTAACTGGCATAACCAAGTCTAAATAGTCAACCATAACAAAGTCAACTTTCATACCTGTTTGCACCTGTAGCTCTTTCAAGTAACTGCGAAGTTGATTAACATTGCTTTGTGCTGGCATATACTTGATTCTAAACTTGCCGCTTTTCTTGCCTGCAAGTTTTACTTTCATTTCCAGCGTGTCCATGTCTTTGAAGATTTCTCTGGTGCTGGTGTTTGCTACCATTGCATCCATACGCATTGCACAGAGTTCTTCGCTTAATTCAAGTGTAATAAACACACCATTAAGACCTTGTTGCACCCAGTTAATGCTGATGTTTTGCATAAACAAACTCTTACCCGAACCAGAGCCACCTGCAAAGATGTTGAGTTCGCCTCTGTTCATGCCACCAAACAAACGCTTGTCCATTGTAGGCCAACCTGTGCTTACCTGTCCGTTGTTTGCTCTAATAGCTTCTAATCTAGCACGTGGGTCTGCAAAATAGTCTGTGCCCATGTCCTTGGTTAAACTAATCTGTACAGCGTCCTTGATTAATTTTTCTACAGGATCATATTCACCTTTTTCAAGCAGGTCTGCACTTTTTAGAATTGCACGTTCTAGTTCTTGCCTACGTGTAAAAGATTCAAATTCTTGCATGAACCAGTCATAGTGTTCTTCTTGTAAATCTGTGTGCGACTTTAGATCCACACCTGTTGTTGCACGAATCTGATCTGCGGTGGGCATTGCTTTGTGTTCGTCTGTGTGCTTTTGCATAAACTCTGCCGCATCACGCAAACTACGATCAAAATTATCTTTGTTAAAAATATTTTGTATACGAACAAATGTCTGTGCATCTCCCATCATCATTTCTAAAAATAATTTTTGTAATTCAGTTGTGTATTCTTTAGACATTAGGTTCTAGTTCCTCGTAGTATTTAGATAACTCTCTAACAGTTTTAGGAAAATTATTGAGATTATAACAACGCAATTCCTTGTTATTTTTTGCAAGGTGTCGTTGTATTATAGCTTCATATACAACACTTCGCAAGTTAATTTTTAGGTCTGGATCTTGATTATTTTGATTAATAGCATTTATATACATGCTGACAGAACCATAGTCATTTAATATACCTGGATTCTGTAGTTCCCATAGTGTACATAAATTTGTAAATGCTAGATCATGAACGATTTCTAAACCCAAGTAACTTATGATCTCACGCAAAGTCTCCTGCGGATTATAAAACAAGCCTTCTGTTGCAAATGATTTAATATTTTTTGCATCCGCAAAAGTTTTTTGTTGCTTGGTTTTTACAAAGAAATAATCCATAAATTGACTGAGATATTCTCGTCGTTGCCAACGTTCAAGATCAGAAAACTTTTCTGCTTTTGGATTGAACCGTTTTATATCGTCTGTTGGAGAAAATATCGTAGCTGAGTTCTTTAGTGTTACATGGTTAACAATGTTAAACACAGGATCTTCAGGCGAAACATATATACAGGTTTGTTTATGTATATGATCCCATATATCTGTTATTTCGCCGTCGTTGAGAGGACTGATCACCTGTACTATCGAAGGATCTCCTACATCGTATAGAGATTGTTTTATTTGATTGGTGTTAACACAACTAAACTGAGGTGACTGTGTACTACGTAATACTCCTCTATTGCTGGTTTTAAAAGCATCAATATATTGTTGATCGCCGTAGTCAATACCAATATTTGTTGAAAACTTTAGTACAGCTTCAACAAAATTTAATGATGTGCTAGGAAAACCAATCAAATAAAGTTTCATACAATTAACTATGAATTATTTCTAACACACGATCTGCAACCCAACGATGTGCTTCTTTTGAAACCATATTGTCTCCAAACTGTTGTTCTAAATTTGTGGTTAGATTTAACCAATCACTTTGACGTATGGTCAATAACAGTGTGCGAATACTATTTAATGCCGCACGAGCCTCGGTGAGTGTAGTTTCTTCAGTCTGCCAGATAACTGCTTTGGCGGCGTCACTGAGTCCTGAAATATCTTCTGAGTTGTTTGGTGGAAGAGGAATTTCCAAGAACGCAGGATCAATCAGTAGATCGCTGGTCAAGTGAATAATACGCTTACGCATATGAAATGCCATGCTGTCCAACAAAGGCAAAAACTGACTTAGTTTATAGTACTGATTAAACAGTGTGTCCTTGGGATTGGTTTCAATGTGCGTTACTGTGTGATCTGGATAGTAGCGTTGGTTACCTGCGCCACACCATTCAACAACAATTAAATCTGCATCTGCATCTAGTAAACTAACTGCCGCACGTAAAAATGTGTCTTCATTTGAGCTTCGATGAAAGCCTTGGTTAACTCCAGGAATACCCAAGTCCAAATGCAATAGCCATCCATAGTTGTCAACATTTTGATCTGGTAGATAACGCCCACAGGTAAAGGTACTGCCATGAGCGTGAATCTTTTTATACATTAATTTTTCTCCTCAGTTTTATCTTTAGTGGATTAGATTCTACACCACTAATAATACTTCGTAGTACAAATAGTTTTCCTAGATTACAAACTGCATCATTGATATCTTTGTAATCGTTTTGCCACACAGGAAAACTAACATTCCAGCCATAGTTGAGTGCGGCACGTACCAATCCTTGTCCTGCATCATCCTGATCAGGGACCACAATAACCTGCTTGTCTAAACTTTCTATTAGGTCTGCTTGTACATCGCTGATGTTGTTGCCCAGTGTAGCAACACCGTCGATAGCAATAGCATCAAACGGACCTTCGCATACAATAACAATACGACTGGTATGTAATTGTTTATCCAAGTTAAACACCAGCTTGTTTTCATAGTTGTTGTGGTACTTGGGTTTAATCACAGGATCAAATGCACGAGCTGTATAGCCCATGATGCGATTGCGCCATGTGATAGGAACTATAACACGACGATGTAGATTATAAGATTCTTCTGGTGTCCACAATAAATCATATTTTTTAAGATCTACACCTCTATCGTGAGCATAATCAATTGCATGTTGTAATTGATGAGGCAATTCGTTGTAGAGTCCTTCACATTCTCCCAGGCTCAGAGTGTTCTTAGGAAGATCACGTCCTCTAATAACAATTTCTTCTGTGGGTTCTTCTGCAATATCCTCAGGAGCAATAAGCTCTTTAAGACGCATAGCTTCAATAACTAAACGTTTAACTGTGTTTTCGTCTGCATTCATCCAGGACAATAACTTTTTAAATTTATAATTTAAATGTCTACCTGGTGTATAATTTGCTTTAAAAGAACAATTAAAACAATGATAGTTCACTACGCCTTGTCCGTTGAAAATTACTCCCCCGCGACCTCTGGTATCGGGAGTTTCTCCGTTGTGTACACAACAAGGTGCATTAAAACTAATCCAGCCACTGCCGGACGTTTTACGCTTGGGAGGTAATAAACTTGTTAATGTATCTTGTACTTCAGTCCACATTATATTAATATAGCATATTTTATGTTAAAGAGCAAGTAGATTTTTGGTATATTGGTTTAAAAAGTTGCGTCTTTTTTCACTGAGCTCTGCGGTAACCGAATATTGAACCTTAGTAAAATTATGATCCAATGGGTCCGTATCTGCAGGCATGTAATTAAATTCTTCAATTAATCCAAAACAGTTTTCAACTTGATATGGTGCTTTTAGAGCTTCAAACTCATTGTACAGTTGTTCTGCATCGCGCCAGGTCATTCCAGTTTCTTTGTGTTTCCACATAACCCGACTGTTTTCTGTAATCCAGGTATAACCATAATTCTCAGCGTCTCTGTCAATGGCACTGTTGTTTTGAGCTCTTAGGTCTCTTTCAAGATGAAGAGGATGCCAACTCCAATTTGGAATTTCATTTTCTACAAACCAACGATGCCAACGAATATAATCTTTACGTGTATCATAAGGTAAACCAATAATCATTGAACATCTAAAACTCACATGCTCTTTCCAAATTTCGTGTCTGAGCTTTACTAGATAATCTTGTGCATGAGTATTGCTCCAGGGTTTACCTACAAATTTAGCGGCGGTTTCGTTAAATGTTTCAATTCCAAAATATGTGCCAATCATTCCTGCTTCTTCAAGTATGTATGGGCTTTCAGGATGCGCCCATAGCAGATCCCCTCGACAGAATCCTGCAACATGAATTTTAAAAGGTAGTCGTTGACGCATGTCTCTAAAATTGCGTATTTTATCTATATCATCATTGAATGTATCATCAAGCAAATAATATTTGGTGGTGCCAAAGCGTTCGTAGTTGCTGACGATTTCTTGTTCAATGTGTTCAATAAGTCTAGTGTATTCACCTTTCTTTTTTCCTACATGCGGAAATGCACAAAACTTACATCGAAATATACAACCGCGCCCTATTTCAATTGGTAAACTTTCGCCAGGCAAAATACAATCTCTATCATGCCATATATGATCATCTTCTTTAATAGTAAACGTATCTTCTTTGCTCAATGGACATACCGTTGCTTCTCTAATAACTTTATTACCAAGTTTGCGTTCAAATGGAACCGGCGGACCTTTCCTAAAAATGTGATTGCACAAACTTAACAGTGTATTTTCAGCATATCCAAACATATAGTAGTCAAAACCAATACCATTGGTATAGCGTTTACTAGCAAGTTGTGCGGCGGCACCGCCACATACAAAAACTACTTGAGGATAACGGCGTCTTAGTTCAGGCATCATCTCTTCAACAAAGCGTTTGATTTGCCCTGCCATTGGAGTATGCGTTCCCATAATGCCCCACCCAATAACACGGGTTTTTTTATCAACGAACTTGTCAATGAGTTGATAAATTTCGTTGTCTGTAAGTTGGCAGAAAAAGTCAATTACTTGTACATCGTACTCGTGCTTGCGTAACCACCAGCCTAATTGTGCTCCGCTAATTGATCTGTAGAGCCTATTAGTAACAGCCAATCCTGTAAGCAGAACAACTTCAGCCATTATGGAGCGATCCCTTCAGTTAAAAACAATTCGCTATAAAGTTCTTTTTCTTCTGGATCTGTAATAATTTCGTATACTTTATCCCATAATCTGATACGTGCATCAAGTGCATCAAGTGCGGCTTGTTCTGCATGATGTATTTTTACTGGATCATAATCGCATAATGTTTCTACCATATGAACAGCGGCTGGTCCGTGTTCATCGCCATCTAAGTCAATATGACGTTTTAGATAGTAGTGAAACTTGGGTGCATCGTGTGCAGTAATCTGCATTTGATTTAAAAGACTTTGGAACATTCCAGGTATAAGTGTTTCACGACCAAACGCAAACGCACCTGCAATTACATGTGGCTCACGAGTGTGTATAAAAGAAAATGTTGTTTTCATAAAACTTGCTGAGGCAGGAGGTACAGCGGCATTTTCCATTGCATCATTGAATCCAAGGTTACGTACACGTTCAATAAAAGACTCAAACTTGCGTCCGTTTGCACCAACTTCTAGCATTGCTTGTGCATACAAATCGTGATGAGTAATTGATCCTTTACCTCCCATATCAATGTCGCTTTCTTCACCCAACACTATTTCATTAATAATGCGAGCAAGTCCTGCACGAGTCCAGCGTGTAGGTACCCAACATTCTGTACTTGGGCACACATGATGTTGTAGTGCTTTGATAAGACTCATAAAATCCCAAACAGCATACACATGATGTTCCATAAAAATGTGCAAATCGTCCAATGTTTTTAAGCAGTCACCCAAAAACAACGGGTGAGAACTAAGGCGAGCTTGGCGCTCGTGGATACGATCAAGATTTAATTTCATTGGGATACCTATAAAGTTGCTAGGTATTTAAGTGCGAATTTCAATGCTTTCAAATTTTATTATAGGTGATTCTAAGTTTAGATTTCGTTCCAGACTAGTGCGGCTGTTACTTTACTAATAGGTTGGGTATTTCTAACTGCATGGCTTTTCATATTATGCTGAAGGATTATGATAAAAATCCTTCATTAATATGCAAATCTAAACTCAAATTGAAATTATCGTCGCTGTAGACAGGGGCTTCTACCCCATTAACAGTTCCTTTAATAGCCAGCGTATAACGCATTGCATCTAGAGGTGCGAGTTCTTCTTCAGTAAATGTAACAGTTCCTTGCCCTGCGGCAGCATTGGTTACTGTTAGTGTGGGATAAAAAATTGTTTGTCCTTGGTCAGAATTCATAACAGCAACTACAAACGTGTAGTTGGTTACGTCTACTTTCTTTTGGTCTTGGTTTAAAAATCTAACCTGTACAGGATTATCCGTACCCTTGTACAGTTGAATTACGTGGTTGTACACTCTTCGCTCCTGTATGTTTGTCACACCCGTATCCGAAATTTGTACTCGAACTTTTGGTGTATATAAATAACTGTGAATCATTTGCATAGGGTTTATCGCTCTTTACACTGCATGTTTAAGTATTTATAAGAAAATTGTATACACAAGACAACATAACCGAGCTCTTAGAGCAATATCCGTTTTTAACTTACCTGGTCTACGGTGGTATTGAATATATTGGGGTGATCCAAAACTCTGATGATCAGATTACTACCATGTATGACTATGGTAAACTAAAGTCCAGAGATGATAAGATGCATTTTTTGGATCTAGCAGAAGTTTGGTGGTGGGAATCAAATCGTATGATTCCTATTAACATTTTTCTAAAACAGGATTGGGAGCAATTTAAGCCTGTTATTCAGACCATGAACAGCAAGGACGTAGACATACGATTTGGTCCTGCTACTAATATTAAAACAATGAGTCAGAAGCGTAGCAAACGTCGCAGTATTACGCTAGTTCGCAAGACTGATTAGGTTCATATTCACCACAACTAGATTCGCATATGCTACACTGTGCGACTTTTTAAAATAATACCCATCATCTGTGGGCTTGTCCCAAACAGTTTTAGCAACTTCACGCCAGCGTTTGCCTATTAGATGTCGTTTGCTTGGGCGGATCACTGCCAGCAACATTGCTAGGCGCGGAACAGTGTCTACCATTTCAGGCATGCGTATCATTGTATCATAATGATCGCCTATGTGAATTAACTGCTCACAGAACTCACGTTCGTATAGGCGTTCCCACTGCGGAGGAGTAGTCAACAGTTCTGTTAGGTGTGCTTCGTCACGTACCTGTTTGTATACATGTACATTTAATAAATCAAGTTTAATATAGCCTCTATCTTCGCTTTCTTTGTGGTCAATTGAACAAAGACCGCCGAAAGGGTCCACAGGAACGGTTTGAAAATAAACACCGGTGTTATGTTTTACTAACTCACCGTTCCTGTGTATACTCGCTGGAGTATGATCTAGCAGTTTTAAAATGTCTGCTCTATCACCAAAGTCTATATCAATGTCGCTTTTAAACTTGTTCATTTTTGTGTATGTTCGATTCATCACCGGTTAAACTAATTGGGTTACCTTTTCGTATATTGTTAACATATTCTTGTATCCATGTTAGTGCTATTTCTGTTTTGTGTGATTGGGGATAAATCCAATTCTGCACAATGTCTTCTAGTACAGCAACTTTTAACATATCTTGACTGCCCATATGTTGAGACATTTAGAAACCTCCCTGCTTTAGAATTTCTCTAACCCACTCTTTATCGGCTAGATAATCTTGGAACTTGCGTTGCCAAAATTCAGGGTCAATCCACGGAAGTATCACACTAAGTTGTTCTTCGTTGAGTCTTTCTAAAAATTCAACTCCCGAATCACAATTAAATACTACCCAAGCACTGACTCTGCCATTACTTATATGATAGCAAATTTTATTAGCGTTGCCATATCTAAAATAGTCTATGTCTTGGAGACTATCGGTTTCATCTGCATAACGTTGTATCTCTCGAATGCTACGTTCTAGTGCATCCTGTACATTCTCATTACGCAAGTACTGGCTTAACCATTCTACATAATGAACCTCCTTGGTCCAATGATCCAATTTTTTATTGTTTTTAAGCAACCAGTCTGTATAACTTTTAAAGTTAACACAACGAATTGATTGACAATGTCTACCATACTTTACAAATGCATTATAGTATGGGCTTTCTACTAGATGTGTGTATGTCTTGAGATTAGACCCACCTTGTGTGAGTTCATAGAACCTAAGATATGCTTGGAAACCCATCTGCACACCTTGTTCTTTTTCTTGTTGATATCTACGTTTAGGCTCACAGAGATGCGCCGCAAGAGTACTTTCCTTGCGATATGCTTTGTCACAATACTTGCACTTAAAACGCGGATTTGATTCGCTTGTCATCCCACCCGTGTTCTCTTGCCAAGTCTTTAAGATCTCGTTTATCATTTAATTTTGCCAATAGTTCTAGATCTTCTTCTGTGCGGTCTGGAAAGATCTCACGTAAAAATTTTATTGCTTTATTGTTCGTAGTTTTCTTTTTAGGACTAATCCATTTGTGATAACAGTTGCCCATAGCTGGACTTACTGTTGTACTCAACAACCATAAAAACTTTTTGTGTTTACTGGCGCTGATATCAAAGAAGTGCTTGTTTAAACGTTCATTGCAACTAGCCAAATAATACTGTTGCAGGATTGGATCGCCAGTTACACTACTGCCCCAACGAATCATTAGAAACGGAGCAAACTTTTTCTGCTCCTCATCGGTCATTTCATCAAAGTACTCACGTCGCTTTGAATCCAATGCACTCATTTCATTTCGTATGTTCAGTCGATCCATCTTCATTCTTTATCAAGTTATAAATCATTATAGCATGGTCAAGTGCTTCGCGCAAGCTCTCGTTTGAGCGAGCTAACTTAACCATACCAAGTGCTAGTACTCGTTCGTTATGCAACCTAGTCTGCTCGCTTTGATATGGTGTGTCAGGCAGTTTCCAACGCTTTGTTGAATCCTCCCCAGATAGTCTTGCATATACAGTTTCGCCACCGTCGGGTGATTCATAGATATACTTTTTTGTACTCAATGGTTACGCCTACCATCAAATACACAAATAAAATCTAAAAAGTAATCGCCTGTATTGTGTACTTTGTGAAATACATTGTCTTCTACTAGTACAATGTCGCCTTCTGTCACATCAAAGATACGATAGTCTAGTTCCATTTGTCCGTGGCCTTTAATAAAAATATAAACTTCTTCTTGGCCAGCATGTCTATGTCCGTTTGTGCTTTGTTTTGCTCGCAGTCTTGTTTTGCTTAAAACTAAATTTTTTAAGAGCTTGTTATCATAAAGCTCATACTTTTGGTTGTCTTTGATTAGCTCTCCGCCAATATCATTTATACTGACTAGTTGTCCTAAATTACCAAATTTTTCCATAATCAACTACCTCGCTCTGTCTACTAATATCACTAACAAAATACACGCAACGTGGTTCTTTAGATGTGTCAATTGGTACTGCTAGTAGCTGTCCTGGCCTGAGTTTAGGAAAGTACCATTTTACATCTTGAAAGATATCTTCAATTTCAATTGGCAAGAACTCGGGTCTGAAACTGGTGAGAGAATTAAAACTAAACGCATTGAACCCTCTATCATTAATACTTGTCAGAGGAATTACTTCAAGGTCTCCCATTTCAGCCTCACCAATGAGTATATGCCAATCCAGTGGCATTTGAATTTGTTTACCGCCAATGCGTAAAACCAATGCACTGCTATTAAAACTTTCTAAAAATATCAACGGAATAAAAAAGAAATCAGGGTTTTTGGGATCACTATTATCTAATACACTAAATCGTAGGTCATCAATTTCTTCAGGTAACTCCGTCATGTCAAAAGCGTTGTTTTCAAGTGTGAGTATTCTCATCTATTTTTCCTTATTAATAATTTAATATACAACATTTTAGTGTACTAGTCAATATGCTTTATTTCCATTCCGTCTTTTTAATTTCAAACGGATAGTTTGCTTCTCTATAGAATTGCTTTCTTTTTGTAAGATGACGTTTTGCAAACTTGCATGTAGATGTAATATCCCATATTTCTACATGGTCTTTGTCTTCTGCTTTACGAATGCCTCGCCCTATAGATTGTATAACTCTAACGAAGCTTTTACCAGGCTCCAAAAGTACGAGATTGAAAATGCGAGGGATATTAATACCCACAGCGGCAACACCATAAGTGGCCACAATAACCTTATCACTAGAATCTGCAACTTCGTCATATTCTTGTTTACGATCTTGTGCCTTCGTTCCGCCGCTAACAAAAACGGCGCCCTGAATCCTCTCGGTAAGTTTTGTTCCTGCATTTATCCTGTCCACTAATATTAAAGTATTTCCACTAGTTCTGATCTGTTCAATCATACTAGCAATATAATCCAACCTGTCGGGTTGCTCTAACAAGTATTTAAGCTCGCTTTGATAGTTGGAATATTCTGAATGGTCAACGAGCTGTACAATATTCACTTTACAACGAGCTAGATGACCTGCTTCTTGTAATTCACTGGCGCTGAGTTTTCCTATAACATTGCCAATGCTACAATACAAACTAAACTGTTCAAACTTTTCTTTTGGAATGGTGCCTGTTAATCCCCACCGAATTGGCACTCGCGCAAACACACCTGTAAGCAGAGTCTTTAGTGCATCTGCTTTAGCCATGTGTACTTCGTCTACCATTACGCACACAACGTCCTCAATAAACTCGCCGATGGTAATATCAGCAACTTGGTTGCGTGTATTTTTTAGTAGCACATTCAAACTCTGCCATGTGCAGATGGTATGCTGTCTGCCAAACTCTTTACGGTCACCAAAGAATACACCTACGTCTAACCCCATGTTGATGTAGTCTGCTTCTGTTTGAGTAACCAAACTCTTATTGGGCACAATAACAATGCTACGCCCGTAGGCTTCTATGCTCTTGCTCAGTGCCGCGGTCATAATAGTTTTGCCTGCGCCTGTTGCTACTTCTTGGATGCACTGCGGGTTGTCTAAGAAGTTGTTGATGATCTCAACTTGATAGTCGCGTAGTTGTATAGGTTGTCCTACGGCTGGATGACCTTTGGGCCAGGCAATGTTGCTGTATGAATCTTCGTCTACTTTTTTAAATTCAAATTTGGTTGTGTAATCTCGTGTATCATTTAACTCAATGTTATAGCCTGCTTTTTCTAACTCAGGGAGTATGTCAGGCAACAAATTAATAAATGTACTACCGCCCATTTGAAAGAAGCTAACAGTACCGTCCCACCGCCCTAGTCGCACTGCTGGCATATAACGTGCGCCAGGTATTTCAAACTTAAACATGTTCATAAGTCGGCGTCGTGTGTTAAGATCCAATCCTTCTATCTTAACATTCACTTCGTCCTTGATATGTAACATACAAGTACTCATACTGCTTCAGCTTTCTCTCTAAGAGCTTGCCTTAATATTCCTCCAAGAGTAGAACTGGAAGAGATTCCCTTCCGATACGTGGCCTCCCAGTCGTCCTTGTGCCCTACAAAAATTGTTTTTTCAGCTGATTGAAAAAGACTCTGTCTCCTGCCGCCAGATCGAACAAGAAGATTATCAGTGACCAACA